AGGCTGTATAGTTGCAGCGCCACCAGCAGCAATAAGGATGTCTCCACTTACATTGCCAAAAATCTCGTCTTCTAGATTAGAGAAAGTAATCTTACCATTGCCACTATCGGTGTTATCCACCATGATAACAAAGTCATCTTGGGCAATAGTGCTTTCAGTAGCTAGTTCATTAAGGTCCAAGGATACAGTAAGCGTTTGGCTACTAGCTGTAGTGTCTAGTCCAGTTGCACCAGCAATAGTAAATGTTTGACTATCAAGATCTACTGACCCAGTACCTGTATCTCCAGCAAAATCTAAGTCTTCAGCGGTTAGTTGAGTATCAACGTAAGCCTTAATGCTCTGCTGAGTAGCAAGGGATGTAGCAGAGTTTGAGGCCATATTGTCCTCATCTAAGATAGTTACTTCAGCGGGAGTAGCTGCGCTACCAGAAACATTACCCAAGACAGTAAGATTAGTAAAGTCCTCAATCTTAGCCTTAGTAACATTACTGTCAGCAATCTTAGCAGTCGTAACAGCACTTGCGTTAATCTTGGCAGTAGTAACTGCACTGGCTGCAATCTTACCAGTGCTAATACCTAAATCCTTGACAATAATTGCACCACTAGAAAGCTGAGTCGTAGAATCGTCTACAGCACCTGACGCAAACGTAGCTGCGTTAGCTATGTCGTTTAGCTTAGTGGACGTAACCTGATCGCCATCAGCAAAAGTATTTCCTGTTGTAAGTATTGCCATTATTCTGCTTTCTGTAAACTTCTAAACGTAGTCGCTCCTGCTACCTTCAATGCTCTTAATCTAGGTCTGCCCTTAGTTGTCGTTAATTTAAATTGTAATCCGTAAGCTCGTCGATTTCCAAATCTGCCTCTTAATGAGACATCTTCGTCAATAGGCACCTCAACTCCATTAAGGTCTGAGATAGAACCTAAATCTATTATATCATCAATGTTCTCAGTTATTGCCTCTAAGTTTCCGTCAGAAATATTACTTGTGCTTGACTGGATATGCAAATCAAAGTTGTTCCATTTTTTACGATCAATGGAATTAAGCGTAAACATCCGAGTAACAGCAGAGGCATCAATCTGTGTATTAATCGAAGATTGACCAACCTGGACAACGTAATTATCGGTATCATCTGCCCTGGACTCGTACTTATGAACCCCACCATTGCGATTCATGCAGTAAACTCCACGCTGATCTCCAGCACCTGCAACAGATAAATGCGTGTACTCCCAATCAGAATTATTTACTGAGTCTAAGGACTCCCACTGCTTATTAACAAAATTGTAAATAAGAAGGGCATTATTTGTTGTTGAGTCGTCAAGTGGTACAGCAAGATAGTACCTATTATCAAAGTAAACTGAAGTTGCTTTGTCGATGTAAGCCTTGTTTATGCGTTGAATAGTACCCTCAATAGAGGCTGATAATGGAATATCTTGACCTCTAAGGTTGTACAAGTCAATGAAGTCCAAAGCATAAACACCATTATCAGAAAGGAATATCATCTTATTGCCAATCTGCTGAATGGTATCTTTTGCAACACATCCCACCTCACTGGTAATTAACTGAGAACTGGAACTTCCTAAGTCTAAACTGTTTTCAACAATGTGTATGCTATTGCGATTAAAGACTACCAGTTTGTCATCCGAAAAAGAATGAAAGCCTACAATGAAATCAGCCGCACCAGCATTAAACCTAAACTGCCCGTAAACTCTGTCATAAGTATCGGCGTCTAGTATATCCGAAAACAACGCCTCATCAACAATACCTCTGTCAGTGATTGTCGCTGATCCAGACGTTCCTGTTACATCGTACTGGTACGGAACAATTAACCTACGCTGGTGGTACGTACCAAACTCAGGAGCTGGCATATGGCTAAATCCTAAACCAATAGAAACTGGCTGCTGAAAAATAACTCCACTAATATTACTTTGATCAGCTAATTGAACGTAAAAATCTATAGTAAAAGCAGTATCATCTCTTTCAGCTACAATAAACTGATCTCCTACTGTAAAAGTTGAAGGAGATCCTGTACTTTCTATGGTAAAAGTATCACCAACCTTTAAACCATTCATTGCTGCTAAGTTATTAAAAGTAGCAGTAGCTTTGCCGTCAACAATATCAACATCATTTGGAGTAAGTTGCTTTGGTTGACTGTAGTCCCCATTAGCAACAAGAGAAAATGTAGGAGAAGAAATATCTCCATCCCACTCCATAGCTATTTGGCCCTTGCGGAATATGTAAAGTTTATTAAAAGCCTGTATAGCATTAGCTCCCTGTGAAACAGTTTCACCAGTAGGATAAGTTAGCTCAACAGTAGTTGCTCCAGAATCGGAAGTCTTAACAAGCACAGTGCTATTAGTCGCAACTATAGCAATGTAAGACTCTGAGTCATCATTCGGATCAGAAAACTCGCAAGATGCTTCAATAAAATTAACAGCACCATCGTCTACCTTCATCCCAGTTACTGTCATTGTTCCAGTAGGAGTAACTGAAAGTCCAGTAACTGTATAAGTAATTGTGTCAGAATCTACTACAGTAGCAAGAAAATTGCCATTAGGATCTATCGTTCCAGTATACGACAATCCACTAATATTTACTCCAGTTTGGTCAGTTATTCCATGAGCAGAAGCAAAATTTACAGTGATAACTTCACCCGATTTAGTATAGGAACTAACAGCAGGAATAGACTCATACAAATAAAATGGAACAGTAAAAACAGCAGCAGCAAATGGAGAAGAAAAAATCTCTACTCCCTTTCTTGGTTGCCACTCTCCGTTCAGATCCATACGCCCATTGTTAGACTCAGTAAGAATACCTGAACTCAACTGGTCAGGACGAAGCTTATTATTAAAGCCAGCAAAGCCTTGATCCAAGTCTTCTTGGATTCTATCATCTAAAGCTCCGTATGAATCGTATCTTGCCATCTAGTATTTGCCTTTTCTACCCTTAGGAGAACTCTTAGCTCGTCCTCCTTTGCCCTTCCACAGTTCTGTGCAAGCTAAGTGTTTAGCTGTTCCGGGTTTTGCGGTACTGCACTTGTGCCTAGCCCTAAAAGACTTTCTGGCAGCATCTGAGTAATTGTGACCGTATCCCGAAGCACCTGCATGGACAAGTTTACGCTTACCATCAATGCAGTACAGCTTCATTATCTTTTTGCCTGGACGGGTGCTTTTCTTCACCTGCCCACAACTCATTGATGCTTTAGGACTTTTTGCCATTATTTCTTGCGACGAAACATTTTAAACAATCCGTGGCCTCCAATCGCTTGAGGAATATGGGATCTCTTCTTGGGCTTTATTTCGTCTTTAACTCTTTCTACACTCTTCAGTGGCCCTCTGGTAACAGAAGAACGTCTTCGTCCGGTTTTGGGGCCAAACGTATGACCGTAGTCAGTAGCCCGTAACTTCCGAACAAGCTCCCCTTTTTTGTTGTATTGCCTTTTGCTCTCAGGAGCTGGCTTAGGATTGAATCTAGATTTACCTGGTTTTGCTTTTGAGTACGCCATATTATTCCTTTATGTCTAAGTAGTTCTTGTCTTTGAGTTCAAAATTGACTGTTCCGTAAGCCTTTAGCTTATCCACTGATGAGGATAGTTCCTCGTAGTTCTTCTCTAAATAATTCAGTCTTAGGTTTTGTTCAGCATCCTCAGGTAAAGCTCCCATCTCTCCCCTGGGCCACTTTATCCGAAACTCAGTGTTCATCCCAATCTCAACGTCCTTAATGTTCTGAGCGTTCTCTAAAGTGGTTAGTCTTCCCACCATGTTTACGTACCCACTAACCGAAACTATCGTAAACGCTATTAACGCAATAAGGTTTCTTAAAGGTATTGTGATCGCTGTCTTGTCGCTTATATCCATTATTTAACCTGAGAACTTCCAAAGTAAAAACCTAGTAGGGCAAGCATTCCCTGTCTCACTTCAGGCAATAACACAAACCCTTCTAAATGCTTCCACTTGTCAGCTCCTATTCCTAAAAATTTAAGCATACCAGACTTGCCGCCCTCTACCGTTACAGGGATGTCGAAGAACGCCATAACGAAGGGAGCAAATACCACTGAAAACAAGATGCACATAGCGATGAGCTTTCTAACCCATGCTCCGCTTTCATCGGATCGTTGCGCTGCTCTGTCGGCTGAGGCATCTGCTGCATCCTGCTTATGAATCATGGACTTGATAGCATTTGCTTGGATGTTCATCTGCGCCGAAATAAGCTTCATTACAAAGCCTGTGACGCCACCGCCAAGCATAGCTAACAACTCACCATTCATTTCTTCAGTTCTTTGACCGTCTTATAAATCCAAAGTCCCATGTATACTATCGTAAACATGGAAGCCGCTATGGATAGTACCTGGCTGACGCCTTGAGCAGAAACAGCCAACACTGATCCAGAAGCTCCAATAAGGAGCTTGTTTACTTCATTGCCCATCACACAAACTGTGAAGCGTGAACAATGGCCGTGCCACCAGATCCCAAGAACTTTGCTGCTTTTGCGCTAAGTGCGCTAAGGGTAATGAGGCCCTTTTCTTTTAGCAGAAGATGACCATTGGATGCAGTAGGAGCAGTGCCGTCGAATGTTACGATGACATTGTTGTCCTGAACATCAATCATCACATACTTGGTGTCTTCATCGAGAGCTGCAAGCTGAACGCCAGATCCTGTGGTTGCACAGGATAGGTTTTCCCCAGCGACAGTGCCATTAGGACGAGGATATAGGTTTGTTACTAGACTATTCATTATCGTGATTGTTGAGTGACGTGTGTATGAAAGCGTTTGGTAATGGTGTTGTTATTCATATTCTGGTCCGACTTCTCTAGTTCGGTTGCCAAATATGCCTGAGCAACTTGCTCTTCAGTCATTGCCTTTTCATGCTGGCCATCCATGCGCAGAAAATCCGCATAGGTTGCATGAGCCGTAAAATAGAAAAACTCCAATGGAATTTCTTGGGTAGTCTTGTCTCCGGTTAAATCGAAGGTGCTGGGAATGTCAGATATTTCCTTCTTGTA